TTATAGCTTACCATGTTTTTCGTATCTTGCGACTCTTGATATTTTGTTATCCTCATCTACAAATACTACTTTAGGTGGATTTTTCTTTACCTCTTCTGGAGTCATCTGTGCATAGCACATTATGATTATCTTATCACCTGTCTGAACACATCTTGCAGCAGCTCCATTGAGACATATCATTCCGCTGCCTCTTTCTCCTGCAATTGTGTATGTCTCAAATCTGTTCCCATTATTTATATCTACGATACTTACCTTTTCATACTCCAAAATTCCGGCACTGTCAAGTAAGTCTTCGTCTACAGTGATGCTTCCTACATAATCAAGTTCTGCTTGAACTACTGTAGCTCTGTGTATCTTCCCCTTTAACATTTCAAATGTCATATTTAACCCCCGTTTAACCTTCGTAAATAAAGTTGTCAATCAATCTGGTTTTGCCGATATAAACTGCCATGGCAACTAGTACTGGTGCTGTCATCTCCTTGACCGGTTTAACTGAAACAGCGTCTACAGCCTGAACATAATCTATTTTCGCCATAGGCTCAGTTTCAATAAGCTTAATCATTTCTGATACAATTTTATCTGTATCTTTTTCTCCTGCTTTTGCCATATCTTCTCCGAGCTTAACTGCTTTGCTTAAAATTAGTGCCGCCTTTCTCTCATCTTTGCTTAGATATGTATTTCTTGAACTCTTTGCAAGACCATCCTCTTCTCTAACTATAGGGCAGCCCACAATTTCGATATCAAAGTTCAAATCTCTAACCATTCTTTTTATAATCGCAAGCTGCTGTGCATCCTTTTGACCAAAGTAAGCTCTGTCGGGATTTACAATATTAAAAAGTTTAGATACTACTGTGCCTACACCCCTGAAATGTATTGGTCGTGATTTTCCACAAAGTTCCTCTGAAAGACTTTCTATGTTTACATATGTTGAAAAATCGTCAAAATACATATTTTCCGGCTCAGGATTAAATATTAAATTAGCACCTGCCTCCTCACATAGCATAGTATCCCTTTCCAAATCCCTCGGATAGCTTTCCAAATCTTCCCCTACTCCAAATTGAGTCGGATTTACAAAATCACTGACAACAACTCTATCGTTTTCTGAAACAGCCCTTGTAATTAAACTCTTATGTCCTTCGTGCAAAAATCCCATAGTAGGAACAAGACCTACTGTAAGACCTTCTTTCTTCCATTCTTTGACTATAACTCTCACTTCATCTACGGTTTTTACTATTTTCATCGTTCTATCTCCTAATATAACTTGTTAATTACATCTTCTGAAATTTTAAATGTGTGTTCAGGTGCTGGAAAGCTTCCCTGTTTAGTTTCTTCTATATATGCAGCAAAGGCTTCTTTCATTACATCTCCTACCTTTGCGAATTGTTTTACGAATTTAGGTGTAAAGTCAGAGACCATTCCAAGCATGTCCTGATAAACGAGAATCTGTCCATCGCAGCCAGATCCTGCACCTATTCCTATTGTAGGAATATTAATGCTTTCAGAAATAATTTCCGCTAATTTTGCAGGTACGCATTCCAAAACAATCGCAAATGCTCCTGCTTCTTCAACAGCTTTTGCCTCTTCAATGAGTTTCTTTGCTCCCTCTTCACTTTTTCCCTGAACTTTAAAGCCTCCAAAAACGTTCACTGACTGAGGTGTAAGTCCAATATGTGCCATAACAGGAATTGAAGCAGCTGTAATAGCTTTAATCTGTGGACAAACAGAGGCTCCACCTTCTAGCTTTACTGCTTGACATCTTCCTTCTTTCATAAGTCTTCCTGCGTTATACATGGCCTCTTCAATTGAAACTTGATATGACATAAACGGCATATCTCCAACTACTAAGGCATCTTTGGCACCTCTTGTAACTGCTCTTGTATGGTGAATCATATCTTCCATTGTTACCGGCAAAGTATTTTCGTATCCGAGCATAACCATGCCAAGAGAATCTCCAACGAGAATACCGTTAATACCTGACTGATCCATCAATTTAGCTGTCGAATAGTCATAGGCTGTCAGCATTGTAATCTTATCGCCCTTAACCTTCTGTTCTTTAAAAGTGGATACTGTGTTTTTCATTTTTAATTACCTCCGTCATCTTCAAATAGTCACTGTCTAAATGTTTTTCCTGTGCAATACTGAGAAGCTTTTCTGAAAGCAAAAGATATATCATCTCATATCCCACCTTTTCCTCAGACTCGTTTATCCATGCTGCCTCAATAGCTTCAATGTGTTTTGTGATAGTCGACAAATCATTTCGCTCAACAGGACCTGTGAGGGCAGCCGCAACTCCTTTTTCTGCCAATGTGTCGGCATTTCCAGTAAACAAAGGCACTAAGGCTTTCTTTGCATCTTTTTTATCAAAGCCGCATTTTACAAGCATTTCAGCCCCCACTTGAAAAAGTCCGTTTACGAGATTGCTTACAACTACTGCACCGCAGTGGTAAAGAGATTTATTTTCCGCTCCCATTGCGATTACCTTATTTCCTGCTCGCTCAAAGATACTCTTAATCTCATCTAGATTCTCTGCCGAACCCTCCACAGTAAAATAAGCCTTATTCAAGTGTTTCCATGATTCGCACTTATCACTTATTGCATATAGGGGATGTACCGAATAGATATTTGCACCGAGGTTTTCACCATCAAAAAAAACGGTAGATGAAATCGAACCGCTGCAATGACAAATATTTTTATTTTTAATATCCAGATTCTTCATATAATCCCATACTTTGCTTATTTGTCCATCAGGCACAGTAATAAACAGGGTATCACTGTCACTTAAGATATTCTCTATACTCTTATATAGTTTTGTGTTAGTAAAATCTGCTGCTGATTTAGCTGATTCCGGTGATTTGCTGAAGTAACCTGTAATCTCTACGCCGTTTTCCTTCAGGTATTTTCCAAGGGAAAATCCTACTTTCCCCGCTCCGATAAATCCTGCTCTCATATCGATCACTCCTTTCTGGGAAGTGACAATCATGAAAATCTGCATGGCTGAGGTCTCGTTCAAACTGATACAATCCTCATGGCTTAAAAATAAAAAATATGTGGTATAGTTTCTGTTCGAATACTATCTACCCATTACTATAGCACCTATTTAAGTGATTGTACAGAGAAAAAAACAAGGCACCACTCTAACTAATTTATCATTAAAGTGATGCTAATATAAATCGTGTTATTTAGCTTTTCTGTATTTAATCATTTTCACAATCTGAATTATCAAAGTCGGGATAAAAATATAAAGCATGACAAAACACTTCTTCATTTTTCGCTTGATTACCCACCACAGAAAAGAAAGAACCCTGTAAAGAGCCTTACCACCATTGGTGGTGCTTTGCACTCTTGATTGGGCTTTTTGTTTGCTGTATCTTTCATGCAAGAGGAAAATTAAAGCCCTCTATTCCATTTCTCTGAAGATTTGGAAAGGAAAGGTGAGTAATGATGGAACAGACCATGAATTATGTAAAACCGGAACTGATTGTTGTAGCAGTAGTACTGTATTTTATTGGAATGGGATTAAAACAGTCTCAGACAGTAAAGGATAAGTACATCCCACTTATTTTAGGCGGTATTGGCATTGTATTGTGTGCAGTGTGGGTGATTGCATCTTGCCCGATCAGTACCGGACAGGAGATTGCAATGGCGGTATTTACAGCAATCGTACAGGGGATTTTAGTGGCTGGTCTGAGTACATATGTGAATCAGGCAATTAAGCAGATGCATAAGGAAGAATAAAATAGATTGAACCATGAAGAAAAGCATGGTATGATAAAAAACAGAACAACCGTGTTACAGGGTGGCTGACCTCTATTCTACATAGAATGGGGTGGTGCTGATGGACAAGAAACCGTTTGATTTTAAAGATCTTATGGCATTTGGAATGTTCATTCTGGCATTGCTGACATTCGTATTTACGTTTATCAGATAATGTTTTGAGCATAGAAAAACCACCCTCTAAACTTTGACCGAGTGCCGAGGGTGGCAATTCTATGATTTGTCACTAATGCTATGAGGTCAACCCCTTGTGGGCGGTTGTTCCTTTGAATATAATATACCATTTTTAACAAGGTTATTCAAGAAAAAAGTGAAAGTGGGTGGTTTGCATGGCAGTATTAAAAGCGTCAGATAATTCCGAAATGATTATTTCTTGTAAATGTGGATGTGATGATGGGCTTATGATCAAAATAGAAAAAGATGAAGAAGATTATTGTTTTATGACTTATTTAAGCGGAAACTGGTATAAGGAGCAGGCGGGATTTATTAAAAAGTTAAAGAAAATTTGGGCTATCATACGGAATAAGGATTTTTATTATTCTGAAATTATACTCAATAAGAAAGATTGGGAAGAGTATAAAAAGTGGATCAATGAAAAATGAAAAAATATTATCAAGAGGGCTTGGAAACAGGCTCTCTTTTATTGCACAACAGGAGGTGAGAACATGAGAGAACAGAACGAATTCGGAAGAATAACAGCGGAAGAACTGGAAAAAGCATTTGAAACGGAAGAACAGGAGGAAGAGAAAGAATGAAAATTGGCTTAAGGGGAGGGCGTTCCCCAAATTGTAAAGGTGCAATAGGTCTGATCGATGAACAGGCGGAAGTGCGGAAGATCTACAACGAACTTGTACCGATGCTACAGGCAGTCGGACATACTGTGATTGATTGTAATTCCAACGCATCGAATGTGTCTGGTGAGTTGTCTGACGGCACAAATAAGGCGAATGGAGCAGGATGCGATATCTATGTCACTCTGCACATGAACGCCGCAGGAGCGGCATCAGCAGGGGGCACAGAGGTGTGGTTATATGATGCATCTAACCAGACCATGAACACGATCGCAAGCAACATCTGTAATAATTTTGCAGGAAAAGGATTTACTAACCGTGGTGTAAAGTACAGTTCGGGATACCATGATCTGAATGCATCTAATATGCCTGGCATGATCGTAGAGACATTATTTTGCACCGGCACAGATGATGTAGCACGGTATCGGAATTTAGGCACAAAAGGAATTGCTGAGCTGATTGCAAAGGCGATCGACAGTAGAGCGTCTGCATGCAGCGAACAAAAAAATAACCAGAATACAGGAATCGAACAGGAAGGAGAAGAAGAGATGAAATGTTTATTTACAGTAGAGGGAAAAGGTGCAGTGTATTATTTTGACGGTCAAAAAGTAATAACATTGGGTCATCCAGACGAATTAAAAATCATCCAGAAGATTTACAAGGACAACAATGGTAAGGACATTCCGTGTTACAAGTGGAGTCCTAAAGCGCCATGGTATGCAAGGCTCATGTCGGTAATTTACAGTAAAGAGACCACATCTATTTAATAAAAATCCCCTCGGAGATCGTTCTCTGAGGGGTGAAATTTCCACGCAATTACTACTAATGTATTTACACACCCGTACAAATGTGGTATTATAAAACTGTCCAATACAGATGATGCTCTGTATTGCGGAGACTGAGCAAATCACAGTTTCGCGGATTGAAATATTAGAAGTAGCTTTAAATAGCTAAAAGATAGGGATAGGCTTAATGCTTATCCTTTTCTTTTTATCTGATCAATTCCCGTACATCGCATTCCAGCGCATCTGCCAGAGCAATTGCGTTCCTGAGCATCATTTTTCCGGTATCGTACTCTCCGTACTCGTATTTCTGTATCTGCCGAATGTTAATACCAGTCTTATTGGCAAGTTCTTGTTGCGTTAGCCCTGTAGCCTTTCTTAATCTTTGCACGCTGCTTAAATGTTCCCTCATTCTATTCACCCCTCTTTCTCCCATCACTATAGCAATCATAAAAACTATCTACTAATTCGGCAATCTCTTCCGGTGATAACTTATCGGCGATTTCTTGCGGCACTCTATTATAATTTTCGGCAAACGTACAACCGTATTTTCCGATTTTAGATAATTTCTTAACCATTTCCAGCTTATACATGCGTCCAAGCTCTTCAGTTGTAATTTCCCCAGATTTAACTGCCTCCCTTCCTTCTCTCGTTAAAATCTTCATTGCTTCTTCTTTTTTAATTGTTCCGATTCCATTGATTTTCATTTTTCTACCTCTTTCTCCCCGTAGCCGATAGGTCAGCATATACATCACTTGCGTCTTGCTACAATGTCTTTCTTGTAATTATTTTCCGTAAACTTCACTTAAAATTCTTCTGCACATTGTATTGCGTTCGTGTTTAAGATCAAACATAAGTCTCTGGTAGTATTTCATGTAAGCTGTTTCATTGTTCCACTTCAGCAGATCAATTACGAGTCCGGCATCAGATTCGGAAAGGATTCTGTTGTATTCTTCCTTGCGAGATTCCCACATGCTCACGCTTTCCGGATATTTTGCCTTACACTCTGCGATCAGAGCATCAAACTGCTCGTTCATTTTTTTGATCAGATCGTTTGCAAAACTGATCTGTTTCTCTGTTCCTGTCATTTTTGTTCCTCCCATTTTCGCTTCTTTCCATGCTTTCTTTAAAGCTTCGGAGATTCCGAAGGATGTTTTCTTTACCAGTTCCCATGCTCTTTTCATAATTTTTGATAAGTTGTATTTTTTCATTTTTCGTATCTCCTTTGCTTTATCTTATGGCCTTATTATACGTCTTATAAGGCGTAAAGTCAATAGGAAAATGAAAAGTTTTTAAAATATTTTTATGATATAATGGAATAAATGGAGGGGATAGATATGGAATATCAAATCTACGAATCTTACGATACGTTTTTACTATACCAAGAATTTATGGAGATACCGGGAAATTCTTTCAAATTCCGGCTGCCAGAAGGTATGACTCTGACAACCGAAATGATGCACACCTTTTTACGGGCGGCGTATATGAGTGTTGGACGGATGGAGTTGCCGTCCTGAATATTGTATCATTTATTTTGTACTAATTATACTACTCCAAATCCTGTGACGAGTTCCAGTTCAATGCCCTCTTGCCGGAAATAATCTTTTTCAATGGCAACATACATAGGGGCATAGAAAATCGAGTGTGCAACTTCATTTAAGGTGAGTTTTGTCAATTCCTCTTTGGAAGAATCCGGATTGCCGCCGGTCGGGGTACTGTTGTTTGAAGAGTGGCATCCCGTAAGCAGGATCATGGATGCGGCAAGAAGAAATGTGAGAATTCTTTTTTTCATAAGCACTCCATAGTTTTTAAAGATGTTACTAAAAGTATATGCCGGAAAAAAAGAAGCGTGAAAAAAACCGGTCTGAATGAAATCAGACCGGCATAAAATTATAATTTAAAATTAGTAGTTATCGTGATCCTCTTCGAATGGATCATCATAATCATCAAAGTCTTCGTCTTCCTCAGTGTCACGTCTGGACAAGATCGTCAGGATCAGGAAGATCACTGCAAGTACAACACATGCGATCGCACTGTATAAGAGCATCTTGTCATCACCATGTTTCAGGAAACCGATCACGCTGCATCCGATATAAAAGAGCATCGGGAGCAGGAATGCAAAAATCGTATTGCTCTTCTGAAGAATGAGAAGAAGCAGTCCGGAGATCAGCATGCAAAGTGCCATGATGACATAGAAAGTACCAATGTTGGAATTACTTCCGGAGGTAATGCTGTCCAGTCCGCTGATCACTCCTTTGTATGTAAAGAAACCAAACGCTACGATAGAAAGAAGTCCGAAAATCACACGGAGTACCCGGAATCTTGGAGTGATGTAATCATCCTCATATTCTTCCTCGTCTTCGATTTCTTCCGGTTCTTCTACTGGCTTCGGCGCCGGCTTGCGTTTGTGTACAGACTTTCTGTCCGGATCAGATGCAAGCATATCCTCGTAACTTTTTTTCACTGCACGTTCACGTTTTGCACGTACTTTTTCAGAAGGAATATTACCGTAACGCTGCCCTTCTTCGGAAGGTTCCTGTTTGAATTCTTCCGGAACAGAAATCACTCTTGTTTTTGAATCTGCAGGAGCCGGGCGTTTTTTCTTAGGTACAGCATCAGAAGCTTCGGAATCAGGACGTTTTTTCCGAGGCGCTTCTTCAGAATGATCAGAGACCGGACGTTTCTTTTTCGGTCTTTCGGAATGCTCAGAAACAGGTCTTTCGGAAGCTGGACGCTTCTTTTTCTGTACAGGCTGTTTTGGCTCGTCTGTGTGCTCAGCGATTTTCTTTTGTTCTGTTGCTTTTGTTTCTTCTGTTTTTTCTACAGGTGCTTTTGGCGCCTCCTGCTTTGGAGCTGCTTCTGTATGTTTTGCTACAGAAGCAGCCGGTTTAGGAGCCGATTTTTTTGCACGTTGTTTGTCAAGATTCCATTGTTTTTTGCAGTCTTTGCAGATTGCGTATTCGTTTAAAACCGGATTGCCATTTTCATCAACCCCTACTTGCTTTTTCTGTAAAATGACATCCTTTCCACATTTTGGGCATTTCATTATTTATATCTCTCCTTTGTATCACTTGTTGTGACTCGTTTTACCTACGATAAAGACATTATAGCATTTTGTTTGACGAAGAACAACGTTTTTTGTCAAATTATCGTGATTGGAGAGTGGGTGTGTTACTGAACAGTAACCGGGTGTGCTCCCTCTATGATTTTGGTTTGACGAGTGGAGTCTGATATTGATAAACATCATTGTAGGCATCAAGCTCGTCCTCGGATTCGGGCAGCGCCGGGATCAGTCCGGTGCAGTCTGTGGAGGAAGCGGCATTTTTTAAATAATCATAATGGTCAATCAGTTCTTGATTTTTTTTCATTTCTTTTTGTGTTTCTTTATCCAA